TGTGAGATCGGTCTTAGACCATACCAATTCTGTAACTTATGTGAGGTAAATGCGTCAGATATTGAGTCACAAGAAGATTTTGAGGCTCGAGTTAAAGGAGCGGCATTCATTGGAACACTACAGGCAGGATATACCGATTTCCATTACCTTAGAGATGTTTGGAAAAGAACAACTGAAAAGGACGCACTTATTGGTGTTGGAATGACAGGTATTGGTTCAGGTGTTGTTTTAGGTTACGATATGAAAGCGGCGGCTGAAGCAGTAAAAGAAGAAAATGAAAGAGTTGCAAAACTTATTGGTATTAATAAATCGGCAAGAACAACAACCGTTAAACCTTCAGGAACCTCATCTTTAGTATTGGGTACTTCTTCAGGAATTCACGCTTGGCATAATGACTATTATTTAAGAAGAATCCGTGTTGGAAAAAATGAGGCAATTTACACATACCTTGCAATTAATCACCCAGAATTAGTTGAAGATGAGTATTTCCGCCCACATGACACTGCAGTGATTACTATCCCACAACACGCTCCTGAAGGATCAATTTTAAGGTATGAATCAGTATTTCAAATGTTAGAGAGAGTTAAAAAAGTTGCACAAGAATGGATTAAAAACGGACATAGAACAGGACAAAATACGCATAACGTATCCGCAACAGTTTCAATTAAAGAAGACGAATGGGAATTGGTAGGTGAATGGATGTGGAACAATCGTAAATTCTATAACGGATTATCTGTATTACCATATAACGGTGGAACATACACACAAGCACCATTTGAAGATTGTACGAAAGAAGATTTTGATAGATTATTGGGAACATTGAAAGATGTTGATTTAACAAAAGTAGTTGAGTTACAAGATAATACAGACCTTAGAGGTGAAGCCGCATGTGCTGGTGGAGCTTGTGAAATTGTATAACAATGAAAGTAACTTGGGGTAATAATATAACGCTAACATATCAAGTATTGTTAGCGTTTTATAATCTTAGAAAAATAAATTAAAATGAACGTAGGAGCTTCAAAAGATTGGGTACAACAATTATATGTTAGAGAGTTTGGACCTAAACTACAACAAGATGATTTTTATTATAATAATCAAGGTAGAATGGTTATGACCGAAGAATATCATAAAAAAAGAAAAAGATGTTGTGGTAATGGATGTTTACATTGTCCATATGAACCAAAACATGAAAGAGGAACTACAAACCTACAAGAAAAATCACTGACCAATCAGTGATTTTTTTATTTATATAAAATATCTGGATAGTATATTTATTAAATATGGCAAATGGCTTAACTTATGGTATTACTTTTCCATTTAGAGATTCTTTTAATGGAAAATATTTAGATTTAACTGATTATGCTTCAGAAGAAGTTAGAACTGATTTAATACATTTATTATTAACGAGAAAAGGAAGTAGATATTTTTTACCTGATTTTGGAACAAGACTTTATGAATATATTTTTGAACCATTAGATGGACCGACATTTGCGGAGATTGAGGCCGAAATAAGAGATTCTGTTGAAGAGTTCATGCCAGGTGTTTTAATAACAAATGTAAAAATTACTGATGCGTCCACAGAACTTGAAAATAAAGGAACTTTTATAAATGGAGATGATCAGAGGGAGTTTACGGTACCCAACATCTCACAAAAAGAACACACCGCTAGAGTTAGGATAGATTATAAGATAACATCTGAAGCGTTTAATAGTAGTGATTTCATTATTTTAAATATTTAATAATATGGCAGATAAAAAAATATCATATACAGTAAGGGACTTCCAAGGAGTTAGAACAGAATTAGTTAATTATGTTAAAACTTACTATCCTGAATTAATACAAAATTTTAACGACGCTTCTGTTTTTTCTGTGTTGATGGATTTAAACGCTGCGGTTGCGGACAACCTTAATTATCAGATAGATAGAAGTATACAAGAAACCGTTTTACAATACGCACAACAAAAAACATCTCTTTTTAATATTGCGAGAACATACGGACTTAAAATTCCTGGACAAAGACCATCAATTTCTTTGGTAGATTTTTCAATAGTAGTTCCGGCCTTTGGAGATAAAGAAGACATCAGATATTGTGGTATATTAAGAAGAGGAACTCAAGTTAATGGTGCCGGACAATCTTTTGAAACAGTATATGATATTGACTTTTCATCCCAATATAATGGAGAAGGACAACCAAATTCAAGAATCGTAAGACCAAATATAGATGCAAACGGAATAATACAAAATTATACGGTCACTAAAAGAGAGGTGGTTTTAAATGGTTTAACAAAAGTATTTAAAAGAACAATCACCGCCAACGATGTAAGACCTTTCTTTGAATTGTTTTTACCTGAAAGAAATGTTTTGGGAGTTACAAGTGTTATAGTTAAAGACGGATCTTCGTATAGTAATGTACCATCAGATCAAGAATTCTTATCACCAAATAATAGATGGTACGAAGTTAGGGCCTTAGTTGACGATAGAGTATTTGTGGAAGACCCGACAAAACCTTCAGATGCCCCTGGAATTAAAATAGGTAAGTATATTACAACAAGTAGTAAATTTATAACTGAATATACCCCACAAGGTTTTATGAAACTTACTTTTGGTGGAGGTAATAATTCGGCTGAAGATCAGTTAAGAGAATTTGCAAGAAATGGACAATCAATAAACATAAATAAGTATGTTAATAATTTAGGTTTAGGAAATACATTAAAATCAAACTCAACTTTATTTATTCAGTATAGAGTTGGAGGTGGAATATCAAGTAACGTTGGTATTGGTGTAATAACTCAAGTACAAAAAAGTAATTTTTTTGTTAATGGTCCTTCAGAAAATTATAACACAAGTACGGTTAATTCGTTAAGTTGTACAAACCCAATTGCTGCGGTTGGGGGAGCTGGAATACCAACATTAGAAGAAATAAGAAATTTTGTTTCTTTTAATTTTTCCGCACAAAATAGAGCGGTTACGGTTAATGATTATGATTCTTTATTAAGAAATATGCCGTCACAATTTGGAGCACCATCAAAAGTATCTATAGTCGAAGAAAACAATAAAATTAAAATAAAAGTTTTATCCTACGATTCAAGTGGAGTATTAACTTCTGTTGTTCCAAATGCATTAAAAACAAATATCGCAAATTATCTATCTAACTATAGAATGATTAATGATTATATTTCAGTTGAAAGTGCTAATGTTATTGATTTAGGGTTTGATGTATCTGTTGTATTAGATTCATCACAAAGTCAAGGAGCGATAATCGCTAAAATAATTGACCTTATATCAACCTACATGTCACCAACAACAAGACAATTAGGGGAAAATGTTAATGTGTCCGAAATAAGAAGATTAATACAAGGAGAAAATGGAGTTTTGTCTATATCTGATATACAAATATTTAATAAAATTGGAGGTCAGTACTCCTCTTCACAAACATCACAACCATACTCAAATCAAGCAACAAAACAAATAGAATTAATATCCGATACTGTCTTTGCAGAACCAACACAAGTGTACCAAGTTAGGTTCCCTAATAAAGATATAAGAGTTAGCGTTGTTAATTTATCTTCAGTAACATTTTCTTGATAATTTCCTTTTTCAATAAAAGGATTATTTTTCTAAAATAGGAAATAAACTATTTATGAAGAAAAGAAATTAATGCCACATTCATATAGAATTAGAACAGACATAGGTGTTGATAAATCTGTAAATTTAAAGTTTGATCAAGATTTTGATTTTATAGAAATTTTATCATTAAAACTAACACAAGCCGAAATATACGAAAGAAGATGTGCTGATTACGGTGTGATTGCAGGAAGAGTTTCTGTTAATGGCGGTTTTGGGGTGGCAAACGCAAAGTTATCCGTATTTATACCTTTAACAAATGAAGATAAATTAAACCCAATTATAAGTGAGTTATACCCCTATAAAACACTTAGTAATAAAAATGAAGATGGTTATAAATATAATTTATTACCTAAATCACCACAATATGAAGGACACGTTCCTACAGGTTCTTTTTTTGATAGGGACGAAGCAATATTAGAAAAATCGGTTATTGAAGTTTACGATAAGTATTACAAATATACTGTTACCACAAATGATAGTGGTGATTTTATGATTTTTGGAGTACCTACAGGACAACAAACCCTTGTTATGAATTTAGACCTATCTAATATAGGTTGTTTTTCATTAACACCACAAGATTTGATTGATAGTGGTTTTGCGGTTGAAAGTCAATTTAATGGATCAAAATTTAAGTCATCAAACAATTTAAGCGAATTACCTCAAATTATTACATTAGTTAAACAAGTTAATGTAGAACCTTTATGGGGAGAACCTGATATTTGTTTTATTGGTATTACAAGAGAAGATTTTGATTTATCTGAAGAAATAAATTTAACCATAAAACCAACAGCCGTTTTTATGGGTTCTATCGCTTCTACCCAAGACGAACAAGCACTAAAAACAAATTGTAGAGTACCATTGGCCGCTGGCACATTTTGTTCTTTAAGAACAGGTCAAGGTAGAGTTTCCGCAATAAGACAAACAATAAATGTTGACGGTAATGGTTACCCTATACTTGAAACTTATGAGATAGAACAAGGAGGAAAAATAATAGACGGTGATGGGACATACCTTTTAAAAGTCCCGATGAACCTTGATTATATAACAACAGATGAATTTGGAAATCAAGTCGTATCATTAGACCCAACAGTAGGGATCCCAACAAAAGGTAAATATAGATTTAAAATTAGTTGGCAAAATGATGGAGGAATACAAAGTGAAATATTAAGAGCAAATTTCTTAGTACCAAACATTAAAGAATATGGTTGGGCCTCAGCGTCATCAACATTAGATCCTACTTTAGGGGTACCACTAAATTATTCTGTTTCAGTCCCTGGAACTACAACAAGTTTAAATCCGGCTCTTACTTTGCCTGCACAGACAGGAGGTTTAATACTACAATCATATGTTAATTCACAAGATGTGACAATAACAATAAATGGAGTACCTTACGTTGGAAGTTTAAGTAGTATACCTATAAACACACCAGGAGCAAATATCGGAATTAACTCTACTGCGGTTGATGACACACAAACCCAAGACTTTGAATTTACCTTTTATGATCAATCAACTTATGATTCATTTAGATCTTATGCTTTTAGTTTAGATTGGGATGATTATGGAGATTCATCTATGATACAAGAGGCTATTGATTGTGAGGATAGGTTTTTTGAATTTAATTATAATAAAGTATATACTACCGCAATGTTCTTAGATAGATATAAAAACGGTAATTTAAGATCAAGACATTTAGGGATAAAGGAAATTGATGACAGAGAATGTATTTCAAAAAATAACCCTTTTCCTGTGAATGATGCGGTACAAAAATTTGACTTTATTTATTTCTTGGCGATGTTGTTACTTAACATATTAACATTCCCAATATTAGTTTTATTATTTGTGGCTCACTTTGTTGCTTGGGCTTGGCCTGTATTAAAATGGGTACTAATCATATTATGTATATATTTCCTTTACATACAAGTAAGGGAAACCATTGATGCAATACAATCAGCACTTGAAAGTGCGGCAACCGCAATACCAGGAGGTCCCGTATTTAACATTGGTGTTATTCTTAGAACCGCATGGCAGATATTACAGGCAATATTTAAGTTGGCGATTTATTTAGTATTTTTTGCTTTCGTAATAGTCTTTATTGTAAGACTAAAGGGATTCCCAAGAATTGGGTTACCTATGATTTCATATCCCGAATGTAGTGCGTGTTCTTGTGATTGTGGAAGTGCGGAAATTGATGATGACTTTGACATTAGTTCGGTAACGCAACAAATTAATAATGAATATAATAATCAACAATCTGAAGCCGGTAATCCTGCACAATCTGCAACTGATAATACGTTTTTAGCTCCTTTAAGTTCTCCAGCTACCTATTCTTTGGCAGAACATCCTAACTATCCACAAGCAAGTCCTGATGACGATACAGATGAAAATGATAAAGGTAGGTTTTATTGTAGTACCACCCTTCAATACAAATCACTTATTAATAGAGTTTTTGAAGAAGAAATAACAGGAGATGTTTTAACTCAGGCTTTGTTAGATTATAAAAGAATATTTTCAGGATATGATTTAATAGACTCAACAAATTTATATAAACTACATGCACCACAACCATTCTTATTTGCTGCGGAATTAAGTTCAGGTAATGATGAAAGGTTTTTTGCTTACCCTAGAAGGGAGACATACCCACAAAAATTAAATGAATTTAACACAAGAGATAAGTATTTTTATAGTTCAACTTCAAACACACCAAACAGTGGTGTTAATAAGATTAAAACAACAGTAAATCCTTCATTAACAACACCTAGTCAACCTTTTGAGGATCAAGTTTTGGTAATAATTGCAAAGGCCGGAATGATACAACAATTAGGTATTGGAGAAGTAATAACGTTCCAAGACCCTAAATTATCGGGAGGTTGGTCTAACTTAACCGGAGCAACAGAAAACCAATTTAATAATACCGCAATTACAGGAACCACATTAACGGGTGATAGTACAACACCTATACCTGTTGTAATAAATTATGCAAACCCATCTAACGGGTCTTCATCTTCCGCAAATGTTTATTTAGTAAACACAGGACAAACAGATTATTTTTTAGAATACCCAACCGACATAGAGTATTTTCAAGTGATAACTGGATACACAGTTAATTCATTTACAGGAAACACAAATTTCGACGCATCAGATGCGACTAAGTTTCCATTAAATTATTTATTCCACGAAATTGGTTTTTACTATGGTGATGAATGTGCTTTAGCGACTCCACAATTTTATCCATCAGGTAGGGCTATAGATGCAATAGAAAATAGCTCAAGAAATAGTTATGAAATCATAATTTTAACAAGAGGTGTCGACCCATTTACTCCAAAACAAGAAATAGAATATGATTTATCTTATATTTTTGGTAACTCATCTTATGGGGTAGGTCCTATAATTACAGGACAATATTATTTAAATCAACCAATACAACCTTTACCAACAGTAGTTAAGCCGTTAAGTCATGACACAACAGATAATACCGCCAATAATTTATATTTCCCGTCATTTACATTTACATTAACACCGGGACAATATAGTGGGTATACATCAACATTACCGTATTATTATTTGTCAACCGACGATAACTCAGGTTCTTATAGTCCTAATGTAGGGTTCCAAACAATATTACCATCATTGTCAACATCACCATTTAATCTAATAAATGTGGCACCTTATAATTATGTAATCCCAAAATACGTCCAAGATTATTTTGTTGGGGGTACATTTATAGGATCTGAAACTGCCCATGGGCCTATCGCAAACCCAACATTATATGATTTTATTAGTACTGTTGGGTCAAATAATGATTATGGTACTCCAGGTAGTTTATACAACGCTTTATATTCAAGAGCTTATTATAGATATTTGCCTGGTACTGTTAACTTCTCTGATGAGACAAAATTAATAATGAGAAGTGATAGAATACCAACATCGACAAGAACAGAAAACGGTAGTTCATCTGAAACAGGTTACGGTCTTCATCAAAATAGTAATTTTTATTTCTTTAAAGGATCAGGAGTTCAATCCAACCCAAGTATTGGAGGTCCAGGAACTCCACCAACAGGAAATTATGCCGATTCAACAGGACTTGTAACAGGGTTAACCTCAACCTTAACTTGTGAAGGTATGGTTGCGTTAAAATGTTACTCAGGTACTGGGACAGGAATAACCGTTAATACTAGTTGTGACGTACCAAGTAATAGAGTTGTTAAAGGTTGTTATTGTTTATTAAACAAAAAATACATTTCACAATACGATGAAGATGTTAAATTATTTTTAGAGTGGAAGGTTAGATATCTAATAATGTTAGCGGCTTGTAGAGGAGTTTTTGCGAGAGTTTTCCAAAATAATTGGATAAATGGATTCCTTTATATGCCCTCTTTTAACAAAACATCAACATATGCGTCAAATTCAGTAACAGATCCTACTTACAATTACTGTAAAGATACTGTTGTTTTTGATGACGTACAAAATAGTTTTTATTATAGATCATCACCGTGGGATAGATTTGTAAGTCAGTTTATTGGTAAACCATCACCAACCCCTCCTAGTAATTTGGCATCTTTATTTGTTGGTAACCCTGGTTATAATACAAAACAAATACAAAGCCCAACAACAATAGTTGATTTAGGGCCAAGAGATGAATTTATTAATCAAGTATGTAATAATGAAAATTTAGATGGGTATTTTGCAAATCAATTAAAATCAACATCATATAGTGACGACTCTGATATTATGCAAATGGGATTCATCTCAAGATTATTGAACCAAACCATAATCCAACAGATGTTCCCAATATCTACAAATGGTAATCAAGGAGAAGGTATTGGAATTGTTCAATTTTTTAATAGTACAAGAGGTGGGGATAGGATTGATGGTGATTTTGCGCAAGCAATATCAACAAATAGCGAATTTAAAGTTACTCCGTATTTAAACGAGAACTACGCAAATAACTATCTTTTTATTGGTGACGACGCTCAGCCCACACCAAGACCATTATTTGGAGTATTCTTCCAATCGAATAATGACGAAACTGTTAATAGAAAAAGATTAACACCAGGGATACAAACATATAATCTATCACCATTTGTTGGGTATAATTATGGTTATCCGTCAACACAAGAAGTACCATTTTATAAATGGCAAATAACTTCACCAAGTAATTTTATATTTGGTACCGAAAATAATAATTGGTTTACATCACCATTAACAACGGGTGGTTTTTATAAGAACAAATATCAAAGTTTAGATTTCCAAACCTCAGATTACTTTAAAACAACAACAACACAAGAAGGTCATATTACAAATTTTACACCTGGACCTAACCCAACAACAGTAAACGTAACATATGGGGCACCAAATACTCCAGGTTTAGACCCTATTGTTGTGGGAGCTCCTTTCCATTTTTATTTTGGGTTAAATAATGGTTTTACTGCACTTGATAGATTCATTAAACTTTATGTAAATAACACAGAGACAAATGGGTAATAATGAAAATATACAAATTTTATTAGGTTCTAAAAGGAACAAAATTTCATCAGACGTTGATGAGGCAATAAGAGTTCCGTTAAATCAAACCTTTAAACAACAAGTTGAATTTGATAGAACTGAAGAAATTAACTTGGCTCAATTGTTTCAAAAAGAAAGGGAAGAATCGACAATTTTTAGACCAACAACAAAAATTGTTTTTTTATTTAGTAATGAGTATAGTGGTAGTACATCATATGTTCCATATAGAAATAACCTTTACTATACTAATGCAATAGCAAACGCAATTACCTCAACAGGTAACCCTTCAGCTCCTTGGGACGGGTTTCCTCAGTATTTTGAATTTGATTTTATTAGAACCGATAATAATGTAAATGGATATACAACAGGTGTTGGTAGTCATTTAAATTTTATAAACAAAAGTGCAACCACATATAATTGGATGTATCATTTGACTTACCCACATTTAAATGTTGATAGACAATTATATGCGGATGATCAAGTAACAACTAATACGTGGACATGGCAGGCATTTGATGGGATTCCTTTTATAATTGAAAATAATTCATTATTTGGTGATGATGTTATTTCATTTAGGTGTCCCATGAAACATGGTTTATCTGTTGGGGAATACGTAAAACTTAATTTTAATTATAATGGGATTGACTTATTTCAAGTCACCTCATTGGGAAATGAAAATTATGGTTCTGGAGATTACATTTTTAACATACAAAATATTGGTTATCTTGGAACAACATTTAATATTAGTACAACAGGAACATTTAAAAGAGTAATAAACTCAACAAACGAGTTAGACACCACATCAAATTATTATGTTAGGGTACATAAAATATTAACAAGTATTGAAGATTCTGTTTTAGTAAATGCCGGATTTGAAAAAAATATATTCGGTAAAGTAGTTAAATTTGAAAAGGCAGTACTAACACCAAATGGTGTCGATAGATCTTCAGTTAAAGAAGGTAATGATTCATATAATTTAATGTTTAATAGTAATATTAATATTGCTCAAATCTTAAAGAAGGGTATGAATTTAATTTACCTTTAGAAAATAACCAACCAAGCGTTTGGTGGGACCAAACAAATTCCCAGTCAAATACGGGGTTAGTAACAAACAATTACACCTCTAACGGTAATATTTTTTATTATGTTGAAAATTTAAATGTTGGGGATAATATAAATGGGGATTTTTGTGAATTTAACCCTTATGAACAAAGGGAGAGAGTCATTTCAGAAATTTATCAAAAATTTACATATAACTCAAATTATTTTAGTTCACCTTCCTTTTTAAGTCAAAACAATCAATTAGGATACTATTATAAAGTACATCACCCTATGACTATTAAAGTATTCTCAACCTCAATAAATGAGGAAGGATATCAGAACATAAATTTAGTTCCAGATTATGCCTACTTTTCTATTACAAGTCAAACTTTTAGATGGAGAGATATTTACCCATATGGGTATAAAGATAGTGAAGGATTTGGAGTTGACTACCCATTTTTAAATGGGTCTCATTATCCTTATAGTCAAATAATTTTTAGATTAATTGGAGATGGAAGTAATATAAATAACCCTAATATAATTGCAGAACCTACCATAGATGATTGTGAATAATTATAAAATATTAAATAAACCAACTGATACGTTTATTAACATTCCTGTTGAAATAAAGTGGGATATTGATGGTAATGACGACTCCATTGACCAATTTGTTGTTGAAACTATTGATGAGGTGATAGGTAAAGAAAATGATTTTGAAATTGCAAGATTTTCACATAAAAAACACGATAATAACGATAGAACTGATATAAATTATGATTTTAGTTTTTTTGATTCTTCTGGTAATATATGGAACTCATCTTATTTAGATGAAGGATTTAGTGTTAATGAAGTTTATTATTATACAAAACCATTCACAAAAAGTTTCTTTAAGATTG